CACCCCCTATTACTTCTGCTGCACTTATCATTAGTAACACCAATAAGAAGAGAAAGGAACTAGGATTTCTGAGTCCTGAACAGGCTGAGTTTTCTCTGTATGAAAAATCTAAAGGTTAATAAATATTCACACAGATGAGTTCATCATGTCTGAAGAACCTTTCAGTCTACACCCCCTGCTTGTTAATATAGTAGGGGGTGTTGTTATTTCAATTTTACTTCTATCAATTCCATTTTTGATACTATTATGACGACAAATAATTTCGCAGTCTATACTAAAATTGGATGCCCATATTGTGGTAAAGTAATAGGGGCATTACAGTTAGCAGAACAACGGTATGTTGAATATAAGTTGGGAAGAGACTTTGAAAAAACAGAATTTTATTCTGAGTTTGGAGAGGGTTCTACCTTCCCACAGATCAACGTAGATGGTAAAAACCTTGGCGGATGTGCAGAAACTGTTAAATACCTGAGAGAAAATAATTTGGTTTGATGGATTTAGATCTCTACGATACTGTTGAACATACGATAGACTATGCCTTTCAAGGTAAGTTTATGTTGGATATGTATGAGTATCTGAGGAGTAATAAATCTACCAGAACTACTGTAGAAGAGTTCTTAATGAGTTGTACTGCAGCTGAGATAAAATCTCTTATCTTAGATCTCGAAGGTTATCTAGAAGGTGGTGGTGATGACACTCATAAACAATTACGAGAGGGTTATGGTCATCTTGGTAAACCTGAGGCCCGTAAAATAAAAAATTATCTTGAGAGTATCATTAATGATGCAGGTAGGTATATGAATGACAAAAGACCAAGAAGGAAAGGAAGAACTTCTAAATAATGATGAGTCATCTCCGAAAATGAATCGGGGATTTGAACTTCTTCTTAGAAATAAAAACAGGAGGGAACAGCCAAAAACTTTTCAATTCAAGTTTGGAAAGATGGTTTCTCTTTGTAAACGAGAATTCCATTTTTTCTTAGATATCTCCTTTGATACAAGGAAAACGGAGGACTAAAATGTTAGCAGTTACATTGACCCTATCCACAGTGATTTCAGTAATGTTTTTACTGGTCGGTGGAGTAATAGGTTATCTACTTAAAGAATACGTTATTGAGAGGAACTCTACATATATTCCAACTCATCCAGAAATGTTTGATGAGAATGGACAGATTATTGCAGATGACATTCTTGCAGTAAGGTTCGACAATACTCCAGAAGATTTTGGTGCTGAGGAACATTGACACCATAAAATAAATACTGTACACTGAATAAAATTATTAATAACCATGGCTACATCAACAAAAAAAGTTACTGCATCCCAGAAACTTCCACCTAATCCATTCATTCATGAAATTTTTGAATACGTTTCTGCACAAAGAACCGTAGCAAAAAAGGTAGAAGCACTGAAAGAATATCGTTGTGACGCAGTAACTACACTTCTGATTTGGAACTTTGATGACACTGTGGTTTCTATGCTTCCCGAAGGTGAAGTTCCCTTTGAGAAAAATGACGTTCCTGTAGGAACAGATCATAGTTCTCTTCGCAAAGAGTATAGAAACCTTTATCATTTTGTGAAAGGTGGTAATGATAGTCTCTCTAAAACTCGTAGAGAGTCTATGTTCATTCAGATTCTCGAAGTTCTTCATCCAACTGAAGCAAATCTTCTTTGTCTTGTGAAAGATAAACTTATAGAAAGTCAATACAAAATTAATAAGGGAGTAGTTGAATCTGCATATCCAGATATTCGATGGGGAGGTAGATCTTGAGTGATAAGATAAAATTTATTCATACTGATTGTGATCCAACACTGGCAGAAGATAAAAGTCTACCCACCAGTGCATATCTAATTGAGTATCTTCAAGATGGAAATACTCATTTTGATCTTATAACTGCGGTAAAGCAAGTTGATATCTTTGATTATTACTGGGATAATTATCGGAGTGATTTCAAATCTGTCACTCAGGCACAAGGAAGAATCAATCCTAAACTGTGGGGTAATCCTCCTCCAAAAGAAAAAGAGAAGAAGAAAAAATGAGTAACGGTTTTGATATTAAGTTCGAAGGACTGGACATGGACTCCGATCAAGTCCAGGCTCTTCTTAAACAGTATAAGAAGATAAAAAAATATCAGAAGTCTAATTTGTTTGCGGTTAAGAGCATCGATGGGACGGAAGATTATGTCTCTGAATTAATTAAGGAAGGTGAAGAATATGGTGCCCTTGACTAAATAGATACAGTGGTCTATTATAGACCTATCGTTCATCAGGGGAAACCCTGACGCAAGTAAGTCGCGCAACGGAACCGTTGATCCCATGCTAGAACTATTATTCTATTCATCACTCACCTGCCAACAAGCTGATACAATCATGCTGAGAATGAAAGCAAATGAGAATATCTCAAATGCTTTTAAGGTAGAGTTGATAGAGACCGTAAAGGAATCTGTCCCTGAGTGTTTCTGGGACGCACACGACTGAAGGAACGGGGATTAAAACCCTCTATTACTTTAGGAGTAACACAATGAACACACTTCAAATGATCAAGACGCAGATTGTTAAAACATCTGCTCTTCATGACGCACAAATCAATCACACTGCATATCGTGGTGTTGATTATAATGTAAGTTGTACTGAAGCTAGTGAAACCCATGGTACATTTTGTTACCGTGGTCGTACTTACACCAAGTGACACTTGTCACAGGTTCAGTTATCTGATAGACTAGGGAGACACAAGTCTCCCTTTTTTTATGGAAAAAGATAAACTTAAACTTATCACAAGAAATCTTAGACTTTTAGTTGATGCATTGGAATCAGAAGTCTATTCTGATGTTAAGTCTTACACAGAAAAACTTGAGGAAACACTTCCTCCCCTTCCAGATTACGATGAGGTATTTGAAGATGATGAATGAAGACTGGAGATACTCCGAGGAACGAATGGTACTTCGCCAACAGTGTCTTGGTATCCTGTTAAATAAGTATGGAAGAACCAAGATAGAAGAAGAGTCATATAGTACCCAAGACATTTACGAATGTGTAGACACCTGGGTTTCACAAGGCAACCAATTAAGTAATGGAATAGTTTCTTATTTCAATACGTATTTCAATCATGAAAACAAAAAAAGCAATCAAGTACATTCTCAAACATCCTGAACTTTTTAGTGAAGGTGAGAGACTCTATGTCGAAAGAGTTAAACAAGAACGTAAACAACTAAAGTCTAAAACCAAAGATGAATCAAGCCAAACTAATCTCAGTAACACCTGATGCAGAACAACAGATTGCATATTGTGCTCGTGTAAGTAATCCAAACAATCAGGACAGTGAGAAGTTCGCAGGTCTTCTGAAGTACTGTATCAAACATCAACATTGGTCTATCTTTGAACAGGCCTTTATGTCTATGGAGATTGAGACTACGAGAGGTATTGCAGCTCAAGTATTGCGTCATAGAAGTTTCACCTTTCAAGAGTTTTCACAGAGGTATGCAAGTACTAATCTTTTGAATGCTAAAATTGAACTTCCTGAACTTCGTCGTCAGGATGATAAGAATCGTCAGAATAGTATTGATGACCTTGACCCGGAGATTGTTGATAAAATCAACCGTCAGATGATTACTCTATTCAGTTCTGCATCTAATCTTTATAATCAGATGTTGGATGCTGGTGTCGCAAAGGAGTGTGCACGTTTTGTATTACCACTTGCAACGCCAACCAGAATGTATATGACTGGTTCAGTTCGCAGTTGGATTCATTATATCGAACTTCGTTCTGCACACGGTACACAGAAAGAACACATGGATATTGCAAATTCATGTAAGGAGATTTTTAAAGAACAATTTCCTATCATTTCAGAAGCTCTGGAGTGGTAATAAATATCAACACGACATAATGGAGGTGAAATTTTGGCTACATACCCCGTCAAGCATAAAGACACTGGTGAGACCAAAGAAATACAGATGAGTGTTCATGACTGGTCTCAGTGGTGCGAAGACAATCCAGACTGGTCAAGGTATTACACTCCAGACAATGCCCCTTGTTTAGGTATTGAAATGGGTGACCCCTTAAGTAAGATCTATACTAAGCATCCGGGATGGAAGGATGTAATGACAAAGGCTAAACAACAACCCGGTAGTACCCTAAAACATTACGATTAACATCATATGGCTGTAAAAAAGAAAGCAGGTATTGGTAACACCAACCCAGTACCATTCGGTATGAGTAACAAGACAATGAAAAGGAAAAAACCTATCAATCTTGATTATATCAAGAAGGTGGAACCAATTACAGAGAATCAAGAAATATTCTTTGAGAAATATAAGAGTCAACAGAACCTTGTTGCATATGGTTGTGCCGGTACAGGTAAGACATTTATCACCCTCTACAACGCCCTTTTGGACGTTCTAGATCCTAAGTCACCCTACGAGAAGATCTACATTGTCAGATCCCTTGTACCCACCAGAGAGATTGGTTTTCTTCCTGGCGACCACGAAGATAAGTCATCTCTGTACCAGATACCATATAAGAATATGGTGAAGTATATGTTCGAGATGCCTGATGACGCATCTTTTGAGATGCTGTATAATAATCTGAAAGCACAAGGTACCATCTCTTTCTGGTCTACTTCATTCATTCGTGGTACGACACTAGACAATGTGATTGTAATTGTTGATGAGTTCCAGAACCTGAACTTCCATGAACTGGACTCAATGATCACTCGTATTGGTGAACATTCAAAGATTATGTTCTGTGGTGATGCAACTCAGTCTGACCTTACCAAACAGAATGAACGGAATGGTATCGCAGACTTCATGAGAATCTTGACGAACATGCCATCCTTTGATACAATTGAGTTTAATGCAGAGGACATCTGCAGAAGTGGTCTTGTGAAGGAGTACATCATTGCTAAACTTGAACTTGGTATGTAATGTTTAATCATCAGGATGTTCCTTTCGTTCCTATTGAACGAGAGAGTATTGACGGAGTTCGTTACTATAAAGTATTTGGAACTGAGGAACTTGTACGGATGCCATCTATCACTTCGGTGATTAGTTGGAGAAATAGAGACAAGTTTAAGACATGGAGAAAGAAGGTTGGTGAACAAGAAGCCAACAATATTACTCGTAAAGCTACCCATCGTGGTACTGATGCACACACATTGATTGAGGAGTATCTGAACAACTCAGATACATTCTCTGATGTTCTTCCTTTATCTCAGTACTTATTCAAACAAGCCAAACCTGACTTGGATAAGATTGATAACATCCTATGTCAAGAGACTGCATTGTATAGTACTGAACTGGGTATTGCTGGTTCTGTTGACTGTATCGCAGAACATACTGGAGAAAATGGTAACCCTGAGTTGGCTGTCATCGACTTCAAGACATCAGCCAAACCCAAAAAAAGAGAATGGATTGAAGACTACTTTGTTCAATGTGCAGCATACGCTTGTATGTTGTATGAGATGAAGGGTCTCATCGTTAAAAAATTTGTAATCATTATGACCTGTGAAAATGGGGAGGTAGAAGTCTATGAAGAGTATGACAAGAAAAAGTACATCAATTTGCTCGGAAAATATATTACTGAGTTTGTTGAATTCAAATTACAGGAATATGCCAAAACCTGAAGAATCAAGTGTCGATAAAATTATAGAAAAGAAATTCTATAGTAGTCGAACTTTTGCAGAAGAGATTGAAGCCATTGTCAAGAACGGTAATGGAATGAAATACGTTGATGCAATTGTATATTTTTGTGAAAAAAATAGTCTAGACATTGAATCTATTCCTAAACTGATTTCAAAACCTCTTAAAGAAAGATTGAAAGCAGAAGCAATGGAGTTGAATCTTCTCAAGAAAACATCTCATGCCAAACTTCCTATATGATACCTAAGGTGACTCCATTCGATACATACAAGGCATACCTTGGATTGAAGAATCACTTTACTAAGTCTAACTATGACTATCATCGTTACGGTGGTAAGTCTAGAGCTTCTTTACAATCTTTCTATAAGAGACGTGATCGGTTCTTTTTTGAAAAGTTGAGTAGACAAAAAGATGATAGTCAAGTTGTTGAATTCTTCGTGTCTAATTTTGTTAACTGTGATGATCCTCAGTCTTTGTGGATTGGTGAGATCGTCAGAAACGGAGAGCAAAATTACACCGACTGGAAGAAACGCCTTCAATCACTATCTTATACGTTCAAGACTGAGATAGAAGATGTCTTTACAGATAAAGACTTTGATGTTATGTTTAAGATTGATGGGACTAGACACCCCCAAATCATCAAAGAACACCTATCAAAAACCATTTCATTGGAGACAATGGTTATCTTGAATAAGATAATCGGATTCAAAGATGATTTTGATAAGAAACTTTCTGACCCTGTGTGGAAATTCTTATCGATGAGAATCAATAAGTATAATTCTTTTATACATATTGATGTATTTAAATTCAAATCAATTTTAAAGGAGATAATAGTCAATGGCTCTTGACAATGCAACCGTACTTGAGAACCTACGGAAACAACGAGTTGAAGTAGAACAAGGACTTGAAACTACTAGAGAGATGTACCTGAAACTTATTGGTGCAATCGAAGTTCTAGAACAGATTGAAGAGCAAAATGCTCCTACAGAAACATCAGAAACTGAAGTTGTAGAAGGCGAATGAGTTTCTTCGAGTCAGATATAGTTCAACAAGAAATGAAAAAGATTGCTGAACTACAGGAGGTAATCTATACAAAAGTTTTTACCTTTGCATCGATGGATGATCAAGATAAACTTGAACATATTGAAATGTTGGAAGAGTTGTTGAAGAAACAACAAATTCTTTATGCTAGAATGAGTTTATCTGACGACCCACAAGCAAAAGATATGAAAGATAATATCATGACTTCTGCTGTACAGCTTGGGTTTTCGCCCGATGTAGATCTGACATACGTGTTTTCAAATATGACTAACATCATTGATAACATGAAAAAATCACTTGACAACCCTTCTTGAGGGTTGTATAGTAAAGGGGTCTCCAGTTACCCCACCCAAATCTGGGACACAAACCAAATACATTTAATACGAGGTACAAATGGGTTTTTCAGACCTTAAAAAGCAAAGTTCCCTTGGGAATCTGACTTCCAAACTGGTGAAGGAAGTCGAGAAGATGGAAAATAAAGGTGGGGGTGCGGATGAACGCATCTGGAAACCAGAAATGGATAAGACCGGTAACGGTTATGCTGTAATTAGATTCCTTCCCGCTCCAGACGGTGAAGATCTACCATGGGTGAAGTTGTTCTCTCACGCCTTCCAGGGACCTGGTGGGTGGTATATTGAGAACTCTCTGACTACCATTGGTGGTAAAGATCCTATCGGTGAACTCAACCGTGAGTTGTGGAACACTGGTAATGAGAGTGATAAAGATACTGTACGTAAACAGAAACGTAAACTGTCCTTCTATGCCAACATCTATGTTGTGCAGGACAAAGCCAATCCACAGAATGAAGGTAAAGTCTTCCTGTATAAGTTTGGTAAGAAGATCTTTGATAAGATCATGGAAGCAATGCAACCTGAGTTTGAGGATGAGACTGCAATCAATCCCTTTGACTTCTGGCAGGGTGCTAACTTCAAACTGAAGTTGAAGAAAGTTGCAGGTTACTGGAACTATGACTCTAGTGAGTTTGATCGCGTCTCTCCTCTTCTGAATGACGATGACGCAATGGAAGCCATCTGGAAGAAGGAGTATTCATTGACTGCTCTTACTGCAGCAGATCAATTCAAATCTTATGATGAGTTGAAGAAGCGTCTAGACATGGTTCTAGGCAGTAAAACACAAGCACGCCAAGAAGCACAGGAGACCGAGTATGACAACTATGCAGCAACTGAACAACGCGCTGTTAGTGAAGAGCAAGTCATGCAAAAACTTGAAGACTCTTACCAAGCATCAAAGAATGTTGAATCAACATCCTCTACTGATGACGATGATCCTCTTAGTTACTTCTCAAAGCTCGCTGAGTCTTGACCTGTAACATATAATTCTAATGGGGTTGTAACTTAGGTTACGACCCTTTTTTTATACCTGAAACTAAATTGCGGCCTTGATTCCAAAAAGGCCGACAAAAAAACTCCAGGGAAAAATGACTCTATTACTTTTTTTATTACTGGAATAGTCTAATATTTTCGCCTCTTACCAGACCAGGAGACACGTACTGAGTAGAACCCTTACCATAAGGCATTACTGTTTCAAGATCGTCAATAATTAATGCAAGATAGAATGGTTTAATTATGAATATATTTCTTTTTTTGTTTTGGACTGATATCTCATATTCATAATTTGATACAGGATATACACCCTGACGAGTAATAGTTTGATCTAGACCCTCATCGTAAAATGTGACACTATAGTCACTAGGTACAATAACACCCTGTGGAACAACAATTGTATTTTGACTATCTCTTATTTGACTTGTAATATGGTGTTTTGTAGTATATACATTTTCATATGAACCATACTTATTGAGTAAGTAGTTGTCGAAGGATTCTTGGGCCATTGGCCATTCATCTTCAAAATGAATAATATTATTACACAACATCACTAACCAATCAAGGTTGGAATCACCATAAACTTTTTCTGCAACATTATCAGGTCTATCGTCACCAATAACTTGATATTTGGTAAAGAATCCTAGATTGTTTAGGATATCTTCTCGTATCTTGGCTCTTTTGAATAAGTTTTTGACTTCCGTATAATCAGAGATTTTCTGACCACCAGAAGTTCTATCTACATATTCAAAATCTGGAATATATCTAAAATATGGTTTGGCCATTAGTAACCAGTGCCTCCTACTCCATCGTGTTCGTGTTGATATATTGGCTCAAGTTCACTAAATGTCATAGCAATCTGGTATTGTGTCATTGAACCATCTTTATATGTCATATAACTATTACCTGGCGTGTAATTAGCACTAAAGTTAGTGAGAGCACAAGGTTTAAACCGATTCAGATAGGGATGACCTCCCCCCTTATTATGTATATACTGTAATTGAAAGATATCTGGTGTATACAGAAAAATTCTTTCAGGTGATATTTCTGGTGCCATTGATTTTTTGAAGAACCGTATCATTTTTTTGATAGTTAGTGCTTCAGTATCAGATCTTGGTGTAAAGGTGAAATTAAAACTAAACTGTCTCAACTTTGGGCCTTTGAATAGCAATTCAAGATTCTTATTCAAAACTTGACCGGTAGTTCTTCCTACTACATTTGCTCCAACTGCCTGACCAGCAAAATATGCAGTAATAAATGGTGCCAAGTTCTCATTGTTCAACATGTCTTTAACTATAC